GCATTGGTCCCGATACGGCGCGGCGCACCGAGCGTTGTCATGAGCACAAAGGGCACGGCGGGCATCGGCACGCGGTTCTGCTGACCGCGCAGGATCGGCACCGCCGGGTAGGTCACACCGCCGTAGGTCCAGGGCGCCTGCGGCACGATGAGTTGGATGAACCCGGCCAGCCCGGCGTAGACGTCGGCATCGGTAATGTCGAGCGACATAGGTCAATACAACCGAAACCAGGTCGTGGTCGCAGCGTTGTAGATGTAGCAGAAGCCGCCAGCGGCCATCGAGGTCGGCGCGGCGACGATCGACTGTCCCGCATTCGCCTGCACTGTGAGCGACGTAATCGTCTGCGAGCTGCTCACGCAGGTCTCCTGCGCATTGACCGGCGCAGCGGGCATCGTGAGCGTGCCGGCGGCCAACGTACCCGCGGGGTCCAGGATTTCGACCGCGGCCGCGTTCGGAATCGTGATCGTGAAGCCCGTGGTCGGCGCGGCGTACGCAACGACTCTGCTGGCCCCCACGCACTGCCCCACTCCCGCGTCCGCCACCGTCACGCCGCTGGAGTTCAGCGACTGGATGGCGACGCAGTCCCCGACCTGCGGCGGAGTGGCAATGCTGAAGTGCAGCAGGCTAGGTGGCGCCTGGGCCTGGGCGAGCGCCGCGAGCCCGAGGGTGAGCAGCAGCGCCGTGTATCTCACCGACCCCCTCCGCTCACGGCACCCAGGCGCAGGAAGAACCGGCGGCGACGGTCAGCGTGTACGACGCATTGTTACTCTCCGCGTAGATCGTCAACGTATTAGCGGCGGTCGCACTGTTCTGCAGCGTGAAGGACAGGTGCGTGTAGTAGGTGGCGGCGGTCGAGGCGGCGGCCAGCGCACCGGTGACCGCTGTGGTCGAGGTGCTGGTGATCACGGTGTAAACCGGGACCGAGTAAGCGCCGATCGATGATGCCGATTCCACCCACAGATCGGTGGGTGTGGCCGAGAGCCCCGCGCCGAACTCCGCGGTGCCGGACGTGTTGCTGTCGGACCAGTACAGGTCGCACACCCCCTTCAGCGCTGTAGCCGCCGCCGTGGTCGGCAGCGCCATGATCGCAGTGAAGCCTGTGGTCGCATTGGTGTAGGCGGTAGTGATGACGGCGGGTGAGCACGGCGTCGCCGAGTCGGTGCCGGTCTGCCCGCTGGAGTTCATCGCCAGGATGCTGACGCAGTTCCCGACCTGCGGGGCGAAGGCGCCGGTGGTGCCGAAGCGCCACAGCCCGCCTGGGACCTGCGCATCAACCACGGCGAGGCCGAGCGCCGCGAGCATACCGGCCAACATCAACGTGCGGAATGTCTTCATGGATTCAACCTCAAGTTAGGAATGTTGGTCGTTCTGAAGTCGGCAAATTACTCTGCACCAATCCGGCCACTGCTCGGGGACTTCCACCACGAGCCACGTGCGCTGCGCACCGCCGGGCACCTCGGGGAACTGCAGCAGGTCACCGCCCGTACCATCCTCGCGCACCGCGCCCGCCACCGCGCCGCGCAGGTACACCGCGCGCAGCACGCCCTGGATGTTCAATTGCTCCATGTGCATAAGCTGACCGGTCGAGAGCGGCTGCACCTGAGCGCACAGCGTCTGCGCCGAGGCATAGCTCGGCGTCGATGCGCCGCTGCCATCCGTCGTGTACGTGAGGTACTGGAGCCACGCGACCTGCACGTCGGGGTTGACCACGCCGATCGCGCCGCGGACGATGCCTCGCAGGTCCACGTCACTTCACCGTCTTGCCGCCAACAAACTCCTCGCCCGCCGGCCCCGTGCCGTGCGCGATGTGAGCCACCAGCGCGCCCGTGTCCATCAGCGGCGTGCTGATCGTGATCGGTAGCGACTTCGCGCCGAAGCGCGGGTTGGTACGGCGCGCGCGGCGTATGCGCGCGGCGATCGTGGCGTTTTTCAAAGGCGGCGGAATGCGCGCGGCAATCGTCGCCACCACATCGCCCGCCGCCGCCGCGCCCACCGCGTCCAGCATGCCGTCGAGCGTGATGCGCCGCTGCGCCACCGCCTGCGCACCATCGGCAAGATCCTTAGCCCACGCGTCGCGCTTCGCATTGCGCGTCGAGCGCAACCAGGAGCGCTGCGGAATGCCCACCTCCGGCGCGCCGAACTCGTGGACCACGCCGACGTAGGCGATCGAAGTGCCGTTCGGATATTTTTTACCGGCGGGTATTCCCACCTTGGCCACCGCGCCGCCGAACAGCCGCGCACGGTCGTTCAGCGCGCGGTTGATCTTGGCGTAGTCGAGCTGGTTCTTGGCCATTACGGTGGCACCCACGAGAACCGGCCGCTCGGAATGTACGGCCCAACGCTCGCCGATATTTGTAGCAGCGCGAGCAGCATCGGGCCATAGGGTGGATTGGAGAGCAGCAGCGCGGCGAGCGCCGAGGAGCCAAATGCGGGCAGCTGGAAGGTCACGTTGACGCTGCCCTCCGCGGCCTGCGCCACCGGCCCCGCGGCCGCGTTGCCCGTGCCCGCGGCCCCGTCGGGGCTCAGCTGCCGCGCGACCACAGCACCCATGAGGTCCGCGGCCTGCTGCCAGCGCTTGGTGCTCGACCCCAGGCCCCAATCAGCCGAGGCGTACTGCGACACCCAGTTAGCGCCCATATCCCAGGCGAACTCGAGCGCCACCGGAGTGAACTGCGTCTTATCGGCGAACGCCGGAAACTGCGCGCGAAAGTTGGAGTCGTTGTAGACCGGCGGGGTGCTCGGAGCGTACGGGGGCCATGAGATGCAGTAATTCACAGCCTGCGCAGCATGCCGGAGCCCACGCGGGCGCCCGCCGCGGGCACGCTGCCCGCAGGGCACACGCGCACGGGGTCCTGCCCCGGCGCGTAACGCATGCCGCCGCTGATGATCGTGACGCGCTGCGGGCGCGGCACCGACGCGCGTCGCGCGTTCACCAGGTTGTCGTGCAGGAACTTGCGCCCCGTTCGCTTGCTTGCCATGTCTCAGCTCCTCAGAAAAATAGTTCAGTGGCCGTCGTTGATGGCGCGCTTGATGGAAGCACTCAGGTCATCGGGGCGCGGCTGCGTCCAGGCGCCGGCCGCCCATCGGGTGAATAGCTGCGCGATCACCGGCAGGTAGCCCGGGGCGGCGGCGACCACCCGCACCTCCCCGACGACCTCGCTCGTGCCCGCGACCTCGAACACCAGGTGCTTGCTGCCGTCCGCGATGCTGAGGACGCGGCAGTTGACGCGGCGCTGCGGTTGCTCGCCCATGCTCACTTCTTCTTGTTGGTCGTGACCTGCAGCGCCTCGGTCGACGTCAACCCACCACTTCTCGCTGCCGCCTCGGCCGCCGCCTTCGCGACGTCCTCCGGGGTCTTGGGGTTGGACCCCTCGTCGGGCTCCATCCCCTGCGCCGCCTTGTCGGCGTCGAGCGGCCGATCCACGATCTTCACGAACCCGCGCGCCGCGTGCTGCATGAACTGCGGGTGCGCGGCGAGGAACGCGGCGTCGTCGTCCGAGACCTCGGTGCGTATGCCGTCGGGCGTGTACACCTGCTGCCCGGCGCCGCGCAGCGCCACCCCGGCGCCCCCGCGCACCAGGACGCTGCGCCCCTCCTGATTGAGCCCCGGGGTCTTGCCCCACTGAGTGTACTTCGTGTCCGCGCTCAAAGTTGATATCACGTGCTTAGCCATGAAGGTGCCTGCCTTAATTGAGTGATGGTGAGATTCGCCCGGACCGGTGCGTTGGCGTCAGATGCCCGACCAGCGCGTGATCGCGTAGGGGCGCTTGACGAAAACGCCCGCGGTGGCGTTGGTGAAGTCCTCGATGTAGCTCTTCACCCGCTGCTCGACGCCGAGCGCCATGAACTTGGTCGGCACGATCTGCGCCATCGCGCGCTTGTCGTCCGTGCCGCCGTCCTCCACCGTGTCCGCCCACAGGTAGAACACGTTCGAGCCGCCGTTCGCGGCGTCCAGTTGCGGGGCGGTGACGATGCGGCACTTGGGGTACGTTTTGTTCAGCCACTCCTTCACCGACTGCGAGCCCAACTCATTGAGCTTGGAGAGTTGCTCGGCGACATTCATCGGGATGCCAAGCGTGGTGTTCACGCTGAACGGGTCGATGTTGTCCTGGCTCTGCGTGCGCAGCGTGTTGAACGCCGTGATCAGGTCCTGGATGATCTCCAGGTACGTCTTCACCGCCCAGGTGTACCCCGCCGCCCCGTCGGCCACCGTCGTGTACGCCAGCAGCCCCGGGTCATTCAGAAACCCGTAGGTGTTGTTGCTGCCGGAGTTGAAGCCGTAGAAGCCGACCAGGTTGCGCCAGATCTCGAGCCGCAGGATCGCCGCCGCCCGCTTCTCCGCGTCCGAGTTGATCATCGCCGCGGCCGAGCGCGCCTGCTCGAGCCGCCCGACCAGGATGCCCGACTCAAAGCGCACGATCGTCCGCTCCTGCCAGTTCGGGTTCCAGTCGTTGAGCGGCACGTTGGTCGAGTCCTTGTAGACGTCGATCGCGCCCATCGGCTCGATCAGCCCCTGCACGACCCACTCGTCGCGCCAGTTCCCGATGGTCTCGATGCCGACGAACTCGTCGATCTTGCGCGCCGCGGTGAGCGCCTTGATGAAGCCCGGGAGCCAGTTCTGCAGAAACTGGATCGGGGTGACGATCGAGGAGGTAGTGATCGCGGCGGGGGCGGCGACGTTCGCACCGAAAGGCTGCGGCGTCCAGGTGTCCATCGCCGAGTTCAAGCGGTTCAGCGCCCCGCGCAGGTACCCGGGCTCGACGCCGATGCCGATGCGCTCCAGCGCGCGCACAGCGCCCATGTCGGGCAGGTCCTTCGGGGTCAGGACGAGGGGCTTGACCTGGTGCGGAGCAAGCCGGGAGTGACTGATAGATGCTTCCATTTTGAGATTGCTCCGTGGGGTTAATTCGTGAGGCGCGCGATGCCGAGGCCGCCGCCGACCGCGGCGTTGCCGAAGCGCGCCATGACGGCGTTCGGCACCTGCGCAAAGCCCCCGCCGGGCGAGCCGCTGGGGGAGTAGCTCGCAAGCGCCCCGGTCGTGGTGTTGTACTCGAGGTAGTCCCCGATCTGCCAGGCGTTCGGAATGGCGACTATACATGAGCCCATGCTCAGCAGCGCGATCTGCGAATTGGCGTTCACAGTGAGGTTCGGGTTCAGCGGGTTGGCCGCGGAGGAGCCGAACAGTGGCTCGATCTTCGGCAGCACGCCGATGCCGCCGAACACGATCGTTCCGGCC